GCGTAGCCTGTCAAGGCGTAAAAGCTGCTCATCTTCTCGTCCATAGCCTGCATGACGCGTTGCCAGCGGTTCAGGTGGTGGGCGATCTGGTCATGAGTCATGGCTTGTCTCCCTCCATGGCGGCGTCTATCAGCTCTATCGCTTTCGCTGCCGGCTCGCGATAAGAGCTACCACCGTACATGTAATGGCCGATGTGACCCTTCGCCTCGATCATCGCGGCGCGCAGCTTCTCGCACTCGGCCTTCATCGCGTCAACCTGCTCAATCGCTCGCATCAACTCCCCGAAGTGCGTGTCGCGGTCTTGGCGCACACAGAAGAGCTCTTCCTCGTAGGCGGCCTTCATGGCTTCGTAGTCGCTGAGGCGCACCAGTGCCACATCGTTAAACTCGGCAGGGCTATCGGTCAGGATGCAGGGCGCGTTATTGTGTCGCGATGCCAGTTTGTGCAGCGCGGTGCTGGGTGCCCATGCTGCTATAGGGGGCTTATTGGTTGTCATGGCTGGTCTCCTTATCTCCGAACCGCTTCTCATACTCTTCCAGCCCGATACCGAAGTACGGGCATTCCGGATTGCCAAACTCCCCGCAATCGTCAACATTCGATGGCGCTACCCCGCACATCGGACATACCTGAACCTTTACGGGGCGCCCATCTCCAATATCGACGACACGAAACTCGGGCGGTTTATCTTCAATCTCGTTCTGCATAGTCCATCTGCTCATACCTCATCCCCTTGCTTGCGGTGGGCGGCGAGGGCGACGTCACATATGGCCGCAATGCACCCGAGGGCCGTTCCCGCCTGAATGCCTGTGTGGATGCTCTCGTGGGTCGCTGCTCTCTGAATGGCCTCCAGCGCCTCCACCAGTGCCGCCACGTCCGGCGCGGGCTGCGGGGCGGCGGACCGTGCAATTACGCGGTAGATGTCCTCGATGACGCTGGCGTCCTCAATCCCACCACCAAACACCTCGTCAATGATCATGCCGAGCATCTCGCGTGTGATCTCTGGTGGCAGCGCTGAGCCTGCAGGCTGCGGGGAGGCATACACGTCTCGGGTGAGATATCCAGCTTCCTCGGCATTCTTTCGATGCCCTTTGATGCAGTCACTGCCATGCCACCATTTTCCGTCCTTATAAAACTGCCAGCCCACCGGCTCCCCCTGCACATCAGCTTCAGCAATTACTTCAAGGATGCGATGATCTTCATCTTTCAGAGTTACGCTAACGATTTGCCCCTGTTCGTTTTTGGTTGCAACGATATTGATTGCAGGCGCGGCGGCGAGCATGGCTTTGTAAACGGAGGCAGCCTCACGCGCTGGGATCGACATGATTCGGAGGTGCCTCGCACCTTCTGAGACCATCTCGTCGGTCGGCTCCACCGGCACCAGTTTGTAATCACTCATGGTTCACCTCTATTTTCTTGCTGCACCCAGGCTGCGCAGCGAATGCCGTTATGCCTCGGGCGGGGTTTGCTTCGTTAAGCCACTTCTGCCACTCGGTGTAGCGCTGGCATGTATGGCGCTCTTTGCAGTACAGATCTGTACTGCCGATGATGGTGCCGGTGCAGAGGGGTTCTGTGTGGGGGAGGGTCATGGCTCATCTCCCACCAGCTCTGCCGGCACCTCTACTGTATCGCCCAGCTTTAGCGAAACGATGGCGCGCATGGCTGCCACCAAGCGCGTCGGCCCCTCGCCCTTTGCGCACAAGCAAAAGGTCTTCCCATCGTAGAATGCAGTGGCGTGGAAGATCGTGTTCTCGATGCCGACCACGGATACTTGGTAGAGGTCGATCAGCGGCCCACCCTGGCTCCAGTCGGCGGAAGGTCGGTAGTAGGTTGCCCCATCTCTCTGCAGCAACATGAACTTACGAAAATCATATCGCGCATCACTGTATGCAAGAAAGGCGCATATTTTGTTCTTGTTGCCATAAATATCTGCCACCCCGACGAACGTGCCGAGACTGCTATCAAAGACCCATTTCAAGCCATTGCACCCCACGTCTACCTTCGCTACCGCCCAATCCAGCGCCGCGCCTTTCAGACTGTCTGTCTTCACTGGGATCATGGCCATGGATTCACCTCGCTCATCGTTAAGCATCTTCTGTGATGGCCTCCACTGGGCTCGCAGATCCCGCCCTGAGCCTTCCTCTTCTTCGATTAAGTTCGTAAACATCATATCTATGCGCCTATCCATCATCTTCCTTTCTTCCCGAATTGATTTAATGAATATGCAGCACGCGTAAATAGCAGCGGCACACAGAACTATGCTAGAAACTGCTGATAATGTTTCCATGGGCTACTCCTTCACCCTCACGCCTGCGGCTTCGATTTGATGTTGGCAATGTTTCAGTGCGAGGTTGTAGTATTCGTCATCCTCGCTGTATCCGCTTTCCTTGGTGATCGGCTCCGGCAGCTCCACCACCAGCGCGGCGCGGGATGCTTGCCAGAATTCCCACGCTGTCTGCACTAGCTCGCTGACGTATTCTCCTTCATCGGAGCTGAAGGCGTGATCCTCCTCCTTCAGCCAGAAATGCCTGGCTAGCGCCAGCTCAAACTCAGCCCTCATTTTCTCATCCATACCCACCTCTCTACCGGCTCCGGCCGGTCATGTCGTTGATAGTGGAGCGGGTGATCTCCAGATTGAACGCCCGCTTAATCTCAGTCGCCGTGAACCCGGACTGCAGCAGGGTGATGATCATGGCCCGTTGCAGGTTGCTGGCCTTGGCATTGTGGTGTGCCTGCCCGTACAACCTGCCGTCCAGGCCAAGCGCCCGAATCCGTCGACCCACACTCTGGGCGCTGCGCTTGGGCAACTGGGCGGCGATGGCACCCGCAGATACCTTACCGGCCAGCTCCCGGATGACGGTGTCTTCTTTTTCTGTCCAGCGGCTCACTGCTGGCCTCCCTCATGCGCCAGCGCCTTCAGCGACTGAATCCGGTCGATCAGCTTCTGCTCCTTCACGTGCGATTCAGCCAGGTGCTTCTGGAGCGCCTCTTCGGCCTGCTTGAGTTCTGCTTCTCGCGGGTCGATCAGCATGCTGTCGTCGTACTCGACCGCCACTTCGGTCTCGCCGACCAGGACAAGCCAGCCGCAATGCTCCATCGGCAAAGTGAAGTACTTAACCTTCCCTTCATGACGGTCTCGGTAAATGTGCAGCTTGACGGTATCTCTGATAGTTGCCATGATGACCTCGGTTTCTCCTTGTTGACTTTTAGCCCCTCAAAAGAGGGGCTTCTTTTATTGCTTCGTTGGGCGCGGTTTACTTGATTGCGTTCAGCACCTGGCCTGCAAATGCGCTCTGGTTCATGTGCGCCTTAACTGCCATCTTGCGCATGCTCTGCATGTGCGCATCCATGGCGATAGCCACCATTGCTACAGGGTCTTCTTTCAGCGCCTTGGCCGCGTCTGCTTCGCTTCCGAACATAGCGGCCAGTTGTCTGGCGCATGAGCGGGCAGCTTCTTCGTATGTGGTGAACTTTTCCATGGCGTCTCTCCTATTCCGTCGGGCTTGTCCCGATCTGTTGAATGCATTATTGCAAAGCCTTGCCCGCCTTGCAAGTATTTTATTATAAATAATCCATGAAAAAGCCCGGTAGTGACCGGGCCTGGTTGTTACGCCTCCAGCGGCTTCCCGCCCATGTAGTGCTCAGCCGTGGGTCCGTTCTGACCGATCTGCTCCATGCGTCGCTCGCCCTCTTCCCAGACATTCGGCGTGGCCGGGTGCGCGGTGTAGAGTTCGTTGATGATGGGGCGGCGGCGGTCTCGTGCAGCGGACTCGCCAGCCAGCGCGAAGTACGCCGCGCCGTCCTCATAGGAATCCATGCGCAAGCCCCCCTGCTGGCTCCGCACAGCCTTCAGTAGCGCCATGAACAGCCAGCCCTGCTCCTCGGTCAGCTGGTGGCCGGTGACAGCCTTGAACGCCTCTACGGTCGCGCCCATGCTGCGTTCGCCCTCTGGCTTGTCGTAGGTAGCGGCTCGGTCTTGCATGTGGCCTGCGGCGGCTTGCAGGATTTCGTTGGCGGTGGTCATTTCTCGCGCTCCTTATAGGCGGCAATGCAGGCGCCAATGCCGAATGCCGAGCCTAGTGCTGTTGCAATCCAATCAGCCAGCTGGGATTCAAATGTATTGCCCAGGATGAACAGCAGAATCATGCAAATGTAGCGGAATTGGAATTTTGTCATTTCTCGCGCTCCTTTAGCATGGCGTCGGCGATCTTGTAGGCAGCCTCCGCAGTAAAATCTGCGGCGTAATCCAAAGGCATATCTGAAAGTCGATTCCAGACCGCTGAAACCGCCTTCGCCGCAAAATAATCGCGCAGGGACATGCCCTCGCCGCCCGCCGCCATTCCGCGTGCTCCCGATTCGGGAAACGCCGGCCCGCCTGTGTTATTACTCATTTCCTCGCCCTCCTTAACGAACGCCCCGCCCGGAACCATGCGGCCCTTGCGGTCTTTGATTTCGCGCCATGCGTGTTCGCAGCATTCCTCGATCGTGAAGCCACACTCATCAGCTATCATAACTAGGTGACCAAAAGCGTAACGGAGCTGGCCCGGCAAATCCCCGTATGCCCCGATCCCCGTCGGTGCGCACCCTTTGGCTTGATAAATGCCCGCCATCAGCGTCAAATCAGATATCGCCTTTGCGCATGACGCTACGGCAACCTCTTTCGGTAATCTATCGTGGTTGTTGACCCGCCCGGCACCTATCCCGACACCCTCCATCCTCGCCACATTCACAAGGCACACCGCGATATCGCCGATATCATCCTTCATGGCGTCTCGGTCGCCCTTGATAGCGTGGTCTGCAAGCTCACCAAGCTCTGAAACTGCTTTCAGGCACTGAGCCAGCGCGGTGCTGTGCTCGTAGATGCCGCGATCCTGCGCCCATTGTTCTACGCTTGCCTTGAATTCTTCAAACGTCATTTGTCGCTTCTCCTATCCTGTCGATTACTACCAATCAACGGCTTCTGCCCCTCATCCAGCAGCCACTCAAACATCCTGCCGCACCCGACACACTGGCGCCGGTTCATGCTGCGCAGGGCCACCAGCGGGCTGCCGCAGCGTGGGCAGGGTTTGCCGCGTGGCTCATCAGTCATTTGCCCAGCCTCCGCATGCGCGCCTCAATACGCGCTTTCTGCCGCTCCAGCCGCTTCATGGTCAACGCCTGCCGGACCTCGCTGGCAGTCGGCGGCATGGTCGCACCAGCCAGGATCTTGGCCTGCTCGACGGTTGAGCGGCTGCGATCCAGGGTCTGCTCCAGCGCCTGCCGGGTAATGCCAGCCGCCTCGGCGGCCTCCAGTACGCCCATGCCGTCCATCAGCACCATGCGCAGCGCCTGCGTGGATGCGGACGCTTGGCGGATAGGCGAATCGAGGGATCGCAGTTTGCACAGCGCCTGCCAGTGCTCTTCTTTCCACTTCATACGCTTGTACCTCCCATAACGCGGCGCATGGTCTTGATATTGTCCCGCAGCACTCCGATAGACCATTCTGCCCGCTTCGTGTCCAGCAGCGCCAGGGACTGGATTGATTCGCGGGCAGACTGGATAGCCTGCCGTAGCTCCGAGTCGCTGAACTCGAAGTAGGGCACGGGTTGGCCGCGATAAAGGCGAATGTTTATTGACACTGCATCTCTCCCTTGTATGCAGGCCAGCCGTGCTTGCCGTTGCTGGCCTTGTATTCGGCAACCATCTCGCAGTAGAGGCTGGCTTGGTTTTGCTCCGAGCGCTTGTCCAGCGTGTTCACGATGCCGACAGCGGCCAGAAGGAATACGCCGAACAGGACGATCAGTGTTGTTTTGATTTCTCTGGGGTCTTCGTGGTTGCTCATCACACTTCCCACCCTTCTTTGCGCAGCACTTCGCCCAGCAGCTTTGCCAGCTCGGTGTGAACGTCTTGATCAAACATGGCGGGCAGCTCATCCGGGCCGTATTGCTCCAGCCCGTCTACCCGGTGGATGACGGCGAACAGCTGATCTTCGTCGAAGAACGGCTCGACGTGGTAGGTCAAGCCAGCGAATTTGATCTGGTAGTGGTTCATGGGTTTCTCCTGTAGTTATAGGTGCCGGATTGCTCTCCATCCGGCGTAAGTCACACGCTCTTAGCTGGTGTCGCTTTGAGATCCCCGGCGTACCTGTGGCAGAGGCCGGGGACATATTGCTGGTTGATGCAGATGGCCGGAGCTGATCCCGGCATGGCGGTTTACCCTGTACCGCCCAGTAAGCATTTCATCGCATCTGCATCGAGAAGGGTGCTCGCTACGGCTTTACCGCCCTCAGTATTGAGGCAAGCCACCCTTTTCGTTGCCCTCTGGATATACCGCCAGAGGGGGGCGGTTCCCGCTTCGACCCATCCGCGACCAGACGTTTGGGTCTTGGCTTGCAATGGATTATAGGTTGGCGTGCGCTAGTTGTGCAAGGGATTTTTAACTCACTGTAACCACGGTTCTCTCATCCACCCCGGCAACTCCATATCCATTTCGGCAGCATAGTCAGTCTTCTCAATCGCCGCTCCAAAAACCTCGCGCCGCATGAAATCAACCATCTGATCCATCATGGCCGCCGACAGCTCCTGGTGCTGCTGATCCTTACGCCGGATGTTATCAACCACTGCGCCCTCGGTGTCGGCGCTGACGATGTGGCAATGCACTGTTCTGGTCTGCCCGAAACGCCACTGCCTGCGGATAGCCTGATAGTAGGATTCCCAGCTATCGGACAGCCCAACAAACACGCAATGCCTGCTGGTTTGAAAGTTCATCCCGAATCCAGCGATGCGCGGTTTACTGACAAGCGCTTTAATCTCGCCATCTGCAAAGCCTATCAGAGCGCTTGCCTTGTGTTCTGGCGTGTCGCTTCCGGTCACTTCGACCGCGCCATGTATCAGCTTTGCCAGCAGCTCCGACTCTGCATTCAGGTTGCACCACACAGCGCAAGGCTCATCCAGTGCGTTGACAATATCAGCCGCCAGTCTGCACCGCTCCTCAACCGTGCTGCGCCTTGCCTCGTTACGCTCTTGAAGGCTCTGCGCCGGACGCGCAACCAGCTCACCGGGCGGCGGCGGCGTATCAATAACGTGCTCGTGCAGTTCCAAAGGCGGCAAGTCATATCCTGACGCATCGAACCCAATATCTGCCGGGCTGCGCAGGAAAACGCACCATGTCGCCAGCCATTCCCAGAACTTCGCCTTGCCGTGTCCTTTTAGTCGCCACGACCCTGTGCCACCTGCCGTGTCGTGGATAAAGAACATGGCAAGCATCTCAACCTGGCTCATGATCCCCAAGAACTCCGATTGCGTCCCAAGCTCCATGAAGTCATTGGGGCTAGGCGTTGCAGTGCAGCTCAGTCGGTACGGTGTCTGCGAGAAGAACTCCGTTATCTGTGCTCGAACACGTCCCTGCATTCCCTTCAGGATGCTGGACTCGTCCAGGACCACGCCGGCGAACTGCTCAGGCGTGAAACGATGCAGCTTCTCGTAGTTGGTGACGTATACGCCGGGATCTTTTATGTCGTCGTCGCTTTCGGCAATCGTCGCGCTAAGTCCGAACTTGCCTGCCTCGCGCACGGTCTGGTGCGCTACCGCAAGCGGAGCAAGTACTATCACGAATCCGCCGGTATGACGGACAACCTGATCCGCCCACGTCAGCTGTGTTATGGTTTTCCCAAGGCCGGTATCCATGAATACCCCGGCCCTACCGCGCCTGCATGCCCACTTAACCACGGCCCGCTGATGGTCGAACATGGCGTCAGGAAACTGCGATTCCTCTGCCTCAAAACCACTAACAACAGGGGTTATTTCGCGCTGGCGTATGTACTCTGCGTATTCCATTACAGACCCCCGAACATATCGTATTGGCTCTTGCCTGCCTGCTCCATGTTGCGCACGGCCAGATTGAAATAGGATTCCTTGAGCTCGGCGCCCACGAATCGCCGCCCCATCTTTACGGAGACATAGCCCTCGCTGCCGATACCCATAAAAGGGGACCACACAAGATCATCAGGCATGCTCCACAGCTGCAATGCGCGCTCGATCACGTCCAGCTGGAGTGGGCAGATATGACGATCGTCGTCGCTATCTCGGCCCTCGCGGAAATTCAGCGTGTCGGTCTGGTTTATATCGCTCCAGACGGGGCTGGCGTAGCGCTGCCAGATATCAATGACGCTGGCGCTTTCATTAGCAGGCACATAGGCGCATCGCCCATCATCGTACTCAACCGGCTTAAACACGGGCGGAACATCGTCTCCAACATAGTGAGTGAGCGCCCCGCTGATCGGCGTATCGTTTTCGCCAGGCTTGCGCATGATCACCAGATAGTCGGGGATTCCCTGCCTGCTCATGCTGCTATCTTTGCAGAGCGTCTTGTGCAGCAGTCCGAGCGCCTTGGTGCGCTGCATTGCCACAACCGGATCTTTCCAGATACACACTTCGGAATGGAAAATAAATCCAGCATCCTGGTATGCGCGGATAATCTCGCCACGGAAGTCACGGATGCCGATGTATCCGTGGTTCTGTTTGCTGGTTGGCAGGTTCATGCAGTGAATGGCGACCAGTCGGCCCGGCTTCATCACTCGCAT